CGTCGGGCCCGACGAGCAGATCGAGATCTTCGAGATCCGCGAAGAGATCACCGAAGGCGCGGCCATCGTCGGCAAAGGCGCCGAGCCCAGCGTCACCCGCGTGATCAAAGGCGTTCTTCCGGCGGAGGAGCGCTTCGTTTTGGGGATCGTGCTGGAGCCGACGCTCGAAATGGGTCAGCCGGACTCGCAAAACGACGTCTATTCAGCGGCGGAAATTGAAAAGGCCGCCCACAACTGGATGCAGCGCTACAAACAACTCGGCGTCCAGCACAAAGAAAAAGCCGACAACAGGATCGAAATTCTCGAATCGTACATCCAGCGCGGAGATACGGTCGTCAACGGACAGATCGTCAAATCCGGGACGTGGTGCATGGCCGTTCGGGTGGTCGATGATCAGCTTTGGGCGGACGTGAAGGCCGGCAATTTCACCGGGTTCTCAATCGGCGGAATGGCCAATCGACAGCCCGTCGAATCAACGACCGCCTAATATATCGAATTCAACCAACGACGCTTTGCCGCGCCTACCGGCGCTAGACTGAGGAGACATCATGCCCCGTTTGACGAGCATCCATAAGAACGCTTCCGCTTCGGTGGCCGCGGTCGCCAAAGACGGTGATGCCGATGGCGTCCACGAGCTGACGGATCTGCGCGTTCACGAGGTATCGATCGTCGACGCCGCCGCCAACCGCCGCAAGTTCCTCGTGACGAAGCAGCGCGAAGCGACGGATCCGAATGATCGCGCCGCCGTCGCGGCGAAGATGCAGGCGAAGGCGGCCTCCGGCAAAGTGTTGCCGGGCGCCGAGCTGGACGCGGCGGATGCCGGCGCGCCAGCCGTCAAAGCGGACGCCCCCGCCGCCGTCGCGGCCCCCGCCGCCGTCGCGGCCCCCGCCGCCGCCGTCGCGGCCCCCGCCGCCGTCGCGGCCCCCGCCGCCGTCGCGGCCCCCGCCCAGAAGGCCGGCGACGTTACGCCGCTGCCGCCCGCGAGCGCCGGAAACGCCGTCGCCGCCGTCGAGGCCCTGAACAAGTCGATCGAGGTGGACGTGGTTCCGCAGCTCGACGGCTCGATCGCCATCGCGGTTTCGGACACCACGCCGGCCCCGACCAGCAACGCGCCAGCCGAGGTTCAGGACAAGATCAAGCTCGCAGTCATGGGCGGGATCGATGCGATCATTGCTCGGCTCCAGACGCTCAGCGCCGCAGTCGCGGCCTCGAAGGGGACGTGGAGCGATTCCGGCGTGCCACAGGAGCTTTACGGCCTCTGGTACATCCGGGACATGATCTCGGCGCTCTACGATATCGGCGGCCCGAGCTGGGAGATCGAGGCGGCCGCCGATGCCGCGATCGAGGGCGCCGGCAACTCGATCGAGATGGCGAAGGCGCAGCACAAGGCGATCACCGCCTCCCACGTGGGCAAGCTCATGGGCACGCACCGCGCCCTGAAGTTCTGCGCCGCGGATCTGGGCTCTCTGTTGAAGCAGCTTCAGGGCGTCGTTGCGGTTGCGGCCGCCGCCGAGCCGGCGAAGACCGAGAAGGCCGCCGACGCGATCGATATCTTTTCCGATCCTCGCGTCGTCGAGATGCAGAAAGCCGCAACGGAATCGGCGAAGGTGATCGCGGCATTGCGCGCCACCGTCAACGAACAGGCCGCCACAATCGCGAAGGCCCGCAATTCCGTTGCGCCTTCCAATTCCTTTTCGAACAACCCGACCCGCCCCACCGAAAAAACTGCTACTGTTAGTTGGCCAAGGGATCTCGCCGCGACCGGGCCGACGTCCCGTAAATTCTAAACCGCAACCAAACCAAGACACCGACCAAGGAGATTCGAACACCATGCTCACCAATGACTCCATTCTGCAAAAGGCCGACATGGCGTTGTCGGATCTCACCACGGGCGGGTTGCTCCTGCCGGCGCAGGCTCAGAACTTCATCCGCGTCCTGATCGACGAGGCCGTGATGCTGAAGATGGCGACCGTGACTCCGATGCGGTCGCAGAAGCAGCGCATGGAGAAGATCAAGTTCGGTTCGCGCATCCTGCGCAACGGAACCTCCGGCGTCGCGCTGTCCGAGGCCGACCGCTCGAAGCCGGACACGGGCCAGGTCGAGTTGGACACCAAGCTGTTCAAGGCCGAGGTCCGGCTGAACAACGAGGTGTTGGAGGATTCGATCGAGCGTCAGGATCTCCGTCAGACGATCCTCACCCTCATGGCCGAGCGCATCGCGGTCGACATGGACGAGGTGATCGTCAAGGGTGACACCACGTCGCCGGATCCGTTCCTGGCGCAGTTCAACGGCCTGCTCGCGTCGATCTCGACGCACACGGTGGACCACGCCGCCGCGACGGCCAACCGCACCCTCTGGAAGAACATGCTCAAGGCCATGCCTTCGGCGTTCCTCCGCAACAAGAAGGCGCTCCGGTTCCTGACCTCGGTCGACGCCGAGATCGATTACCGCGACTCGCTCGCGGACCGCGCGACCGCCAACGTGGGCGATCGCTTCGTGGAGCAGGACGCCCCCTCGATGTATTCGGGCGTGCCGGTCTCCAGCGTTCCGGTGTTCCCCGAGAACATCGGCACGGGCTCGCACTGCACGGACGCGGTGCTGATCGACCCGAAGAACATCAACGTCGGCGTGTGGCGGGACATCGCCATCGAGACCGACAAGCTGGTCTCCGAGGGCGTGCTCTTGGTGGTCGCCACCATCCGCTTCGACATGAAGCTGATCGAGGAGACCGCGGCCGTCAAGGGCATCAACATCAGCGTGACCTAATTAGGTCGCGAGGCGCTCCGGGGCTCACCCAATCGGGTCCGGCCCCGGAGCGTTTTCAACCCTTCAAGTTTTCGTTTTTCAACTCGTACGTTTTCGGATAGGAGATCAAATCATGGCGCTCGGAACGATGACCAGCATTTCGGCGAAGGCCTCCGTCGGCCCCGTTTTCCACGACCGAGTTTCTCAGGTGGGCGACGGCGCTTACACCTCGACCGGAACCACCGGCCTTCTGGCCAAGCTGCGCGCCCTCCGTGGGGATCAGCGCGCGATCATCTCCGTCACTGACTACAGCGTCGGCGCGAATTACTGCGTCTACAACCCGGCGACGGACAAGCTCAAGGTCTACGTCCGCACCACGGGCGTGGAGCTGGCCGACGGTTCCGACTCCGGGAGCACCTACCTCCTGCACATCGTCTCCGAGTAATCGGGGATACGGCACGCCTTCCACGACCTTCACACGAAAGAACCTGGAGAATTTCATCATGTTGATCCCAACGAAGTTCGAGGCGGGCGCGATCAACGACGCGGCCACGTCGACGCAGCTTTTCCGCGACATCGCCGACGATCTGGCGGCGGTCGCGGGCGCGCTCAATGGCGTGACGGCAGCGGCGGCGGCAGTCACCGCGGTCGCCGACGTGGCGGCCGTGGCGGCTGCGGCCCCGGCGGCGGCGGTTGTCGCCGACGCCAACGAGAGCACCGAGGCCGGTGCCGGGGCCCTGGCCAACGAGCTGAAGGCGAAATACAACGTGATGGTCACGGCCGTAGCGGAGCTGCGCACCCTGGCCGGCACCGTTCGCTCCTTGGTGAACGACATCAAGGCCAAGTACAACGCGAGCGTGACCCTCCAGAACGAGCTTCGCTCGGACGCCCCCTCGTCGGCGACCCTGAAGACCACGAACGCGTAATCGTTTGGGCTGGCGCCCCCTCTTAGCGGCGCCGTTTGGAACTAACTTTGGGCCGCCCTTCGGGGCGGCCTTTTGTTATCTGGGCGCCCGGCGCATTGTTGTCCGTGTTAATGTATATTGAATCGGTTCGATATACATTCCCACGAAAGGCAACAGAGACCAATGGCAAACGAGAAGGCCCGCACCGACAAAGATGAAACGTTCCTCGTGCGTTTGAAGCCGCGCGACGTTCGCAAGGGCTACTTGATGGGCAGCTACACCGTTTTCGGGATCCGCTTCTTGGAGTCGCGAGGCTGGCACCGCGTCAAGCGGACCTTGGTCACGGCGAGCAACAAAGACGCCGGCAAGACGATCAGCGTCGACTTGATCGATTATCTGTCGAAGGTTCACCAGAAGAACGACAATCCCGAAAGCCCTCTCGCGTTCGACATTTGCACCGAGGCCGAGGCGCGGGAGATCGACAAGAAGGAACGGCGCGCGAAGGCGGCCAAGAAGACCGCCACGGCTCGGGATCCGTTCGACGTCAGCAGCGGCGCGAACGATCTGAGCGTCGAGGATCTCAACGGCGGACGCTCGGACGATGACGAGGAGGACGACGAGGAAGAGGAGGAGCGTCCCGCGCGAAGGCGCTAAAGGCCCTCCGCCCGCGCGCCCGGCCGCCGAATATGGCGCCGGGCGCGGGCGACTCGCGCTAAGCTCTTAGAGTGCCGCTGGCAATCGACAAGGTAAACGGCGCGACGCTGGCCAATGGCAAGCTCGCGCTTTGGGCGCTGGCCCGAACCCCGGCGGACGATTCGCCGGCCGGCATGCTCGTGGACCTCGCGGCCGCGTCATATGAGATTTTCAGCTCGTCGTATGTAAGCGTCAAGGCGAAGGCGGCTCTCAATGTCGTGGACGCTCCCTCCACCGGGAACCGCGCCGGCCTTGGGCACTACGTCGCGACGTGGGCGCCCGGTTCGGCCACCGTGGGGACGTATTATGTGCGCTGGTATTACAAGGTCGAAAGCACCGACGCGGAGGCCTACTTCGACCAAGAGATCGAGCTGGTCGCGCTGCCCTACAAGCCGGGCGCCTCGCACTATTGCACGGTCCAGGATCTCCGCGATCAGGGCTTGCCGAGTTCAGGCTCGAACGCGGTCACGGACGCGCAAGCGCAGCGTCTGATCGAGCGCGCGAGCCGGTACGCGGAGCACTTCACCGGCCGAGGCGCTGGTGCGTTCGAGGCGCAATTCAAAAGCGTGCGCGTCAACGGCAACGGCTCGCGCGCGCTGCAAATCCGGGAGCCGATCGTGGGGCTCTCCCACGTCTCAGTCGTGATCGACAACGTCTCCGGACAAAGCGATCTCGCGATCATCGCCTCGTTCCTGAAGATTTACAACCGGCACTTGACTAGCGGCCTCATGTCGCCGGACGACCGCGAAAATCCGAAGCTGGAGTTTGTCCACGGCAACGATCTCGGCGGAGTGAACTACCCGGCCGGCGCGTCCGGGTACCGGCTCACGGAGCTGATCTGGCCGCGCGGTCAGCAAAACGTCGAGCTTCAAGGCCTGTTCGGCTACACCGAGCCGGATGGCTCTTTCACGGGCGGCGTGCCCGCGATGTTGCGCGAGGCGGTCCAGCTCCTCGCGTTTCGCAACCTGCCGTCGATGGGTGGATCGGATCGAGCGGCTGCCCTTCGCGAGACACGTTTGACTTTGGAGGCGACGCGAGATCAGAGCCAGCAGTTCGCCGCGCCGGGCACAGGAGTCGAGACCGGGCTGACCGCGACCTTCACGGGGGACCCGAGCATCGACGCCCTTCTCGTGCAGTTCGCCCGTCCGCCGCAGTTTGGAGCGGCCTAATCGTGTATCGCGGCAGACTAATATTTCCGTTCACGATCGAATTGGCACAACTCGACATCGAGGGCACGGCCGCGGACCCCGACGGCGCCGGCCCGAAGACTTCGGGCTACGATGCCGACTTCGCCGAACCGGCCGTGCTGCCCAGCTCGGACAAGCTCGGCACGTCCGCGCGCGCGGAGAAGACGCTGATCAAGGTGGCTGGACAGTTCGGATCCACGGATGCCTTCGCTGATCTGCAAGAGGCCCCGACAGGCAACCTCGCGCCGACGGAGTTTACCGTCCTGTTCCACTTTCGTGACCTCGAAGCGGCGGGGCTCGTGGAATCCGGTACAGGGACCGCCAAGATCAAGATCGGGGACCGGATGAACGCGGTCTATGACTACAAGACCGGCGCCCTCATCCAGAAAATCCGCAACCCTCCGGGCGCCTTCGTCGTGAAGGCAAAGCCGATTTTCGGGCTGCACATGCGGCGTAATCTTCTGGAGGTGCACTTCCGATCGCGCGACCCGGGAGCGGCGTAGTCGTGGCCGGCACCATCGGGCCGTGGGGCGCCGCGGTCAAAGCGCTGGCGCAGTGGCCGAGCAATCTCGCTCAGGCGAAGCGCCGCGCGCTCCTGCAAGAGGCGCAGTTTTTCCGAACCAAGATCGTGGAGGGGCTACGCGAACAAGCTCCAGGAGGCAAGGCCTTCAAGCCGCTCTCCACGCACACGATCATGCTTCGCCAGGCCCTGGGTTTCAAAGGGACGAAAGCGCTTCTACGCCGCGCGGACCTTCGCAACTCCATCGCCGTGAAAGAGCTGCACACGGCGGACGATTCGATCTTCGTGGGCGTCTTGCGGACGGCGAAAAACAGCAAGGGTGGCGAGCTGGTAGACGTGGCGCGCCTGAACGAGGAGGGCTCGAAGCCGATCGTCATCAAAATCACGCCGAAGATGCAGGCATTCCTGGCCGCGGCGTTTCGCAGGGCTGGCGCGGCCGCCAATCGAATGGGGCCACCCAAGCCCTCGACCGGCGTGATCGTCGTTCAGATTCCGGCGCGCCCCTTCATGGGTCCGGTGTTCGAGAAGTACGGCGAAGCTACCGAGGCGTCTAAGCGGTTCGCGGAGCGAGTGCGCAAAGAGATGAAGGGCGTCGGCCCGTGGGGTACGCTGAAAGGTACAATCTGACATGCCCGTTCCTGTGCCGACCTTCACCTCGTGCGCGCCCGCCACCATCTTCACGGGTGGGCAGTTCGTCACGATCACGGGCTCAAACTTCCGGACGGCGTACCCGCTTCCGGATCTCGACGGCCCGATCCCGACCCCGCCGCCCACGGTCTCCGTCCAATTCGATGGCGTCGAGGCCGAGAGAGTGGCCGTATTCTCGGCTACGGAGTTGACGTGTATCGCCCCGCCGCACGACCCGGGTACCGCTACGATCGTGATCCGGAACCTGGACGAGGACGGCAACCCCATCTCCGGTCAGATCGTCACGGCCGCGGCGGGCGTCACCTACGCGCGGGCGGACTTGTCCGTCGAAGACGACTTCACGCGCGTCACGCGCGCGCTCGCCCAGCTCTTGAAACGGCAGACGATCGAGAACGTCGTGATCACGAAGGACACAGACTTTTCTGAACGGGCCGGAGAGGTAGATTTCAACGTCGTCGACGTCGCCAATTTGCCGGCCCTCGTGATCGGGTTGCCGACTACGAAAGAGGATCTCTTCTACGATCTGGATCTGACCCCCGAGATCGTTCGCGGGGACGTGTACGATCAACGCCGCTATATGCGGACGGTCGACATCACCTGGAAAGTTTCCGGCTTCGACGACAAGTCGATCCGCGCATCGAATTTGTTGGCATTGGTACAGAAGGTTTTCAACATCAACGATTGGCTTTACGTCGATGTCGATCCGACCGACGCCTCGAAGGGCCAGGTCCGCTACGAAATGGACGCGGGAGATTTCGGCTTCGCAGGCGCCCCGGGAAACTCGAACGTTCGCATGTTCGCGGGCGAGGTGATGATTCGCGGCTTCACGTTCGAGGACGTGGCGAGCTTCCCGGGCTCGATGATCGGATCTACCGGCGGCGTCGTCACGACCGACCCGACGGTGACCTCCGAGAATATATAGAACCGAAGGGAAACGCGCCGCCGCCGCGCGTTTTAGGCCCTTAGCTTTAGGCAGTTGCGCTATCGTCAAAGGACCATGGTCACCTTGACGAATCGTTCGCGAACGTCCGCGATCATCATCTCGCTTCCGACGTCGTTCGGTACCGTGCCGCACACGCACCGCTCGGTGGATCGCAACTTGGACGGCGAGGTCGGCGTGCGCGTGACGGAGCGTGAGCTTTGCGACTCCGTGCACATCATGCCCGGCGAAACCTCGCGGCCGCTGCCGGACGAGGCGGCGGAGCTTCCCGAGGTCAGGGCGCAGGGACGGTACCTCACCGTGTCCCACGTTACGGAATAATCCGGCGCCGATCATTCACGCTTCCCAAACCGACCAACGTCTTTAGGAGAACCGGCCAATGTCGAATCAGTTGCTCGCCAGCAAAATCACCGTCGAGGAGGAACAGCCCGGGATCCGCGCGATCCCGACGCTCAACACGTTCGTGATGGGCTTCCTCGGGACGGCGAAGCAGGGCCCGGTGGGGACCGCGACGCTGGTCAGCTCGTTCGCCGAGTTCGTGAAGATCTTCGGCTCGTATCTCTCGGGGTCCGATCTCGTGTCGGCCGTGGAGGGCTTCTTCAACGACGGCGGCACCAGCGCATGGATCGTTCGCACGGTCCATTACAGCGACATCACCGACGCCTCGACCAAGACGAGCGCGGCCGGAACGGTCAACATCGCGGACTCCGCGCCCGCGACGACGCTGACGATCAACGCGAAATACGACGGCACCTATGCTGCCGGCCTGAAGATCCGGATTGCCGCGGCCACCTCGGGCAACGCGGCCGAGTTCAACCTTTCGGTCGAGGACACGTCCGGCCTGACGCTGGAGACCTATCCGAACCTCAGCATGTCGACCAGCTCCGCGCGGTTCGTCGAGACGATCGTGAACGATCCGATCTCCGGCTCTTTCCGGATCGCGGCGGACGCGGTCCTCACGACGCGCCCCGTGAACATCCTTTCGGCGGCCCTCTCGGGCGGAGCGGACGGTCTCGGCTCCATCGCTGACGCCGACTATTCGGGCAGCGCCGCGAGCGCTACGGGCCTTCGCGCGTTCGACGTCGTGGACGATCTGACCGTCCTCGCGGTCCCCGGAATCGCGACGTCCGCGGTTCACAACGCGATGCTGACCTACGCCGAGTCCACGCGCAGCGGGCAGGTGTTCGCCATCCTCGATCCGCCTTCGGGCGTCAGCTATTCGGCCATGGTCACCTATGTCAACTCGACGGCGGCGATCGGTGGGCTCTCGGAGTTCGGCGCTATCTACTGGCCCCGCATCAAGGTCCAGAACCCTTCGACCGCGATCTACGGCAACGTCACGGAGATCACGATCTCCCCGTCCGGCGACATCGCCGGCATGATGGCCCGGAACGACAACGCGAAGAACGGCGGCGTGTGGACCACCCCGGCCGGCACCGAGGAGGGGAAGCTCCCCCGCTGCGTCGGCGTGGAGAACACCGACGTGTTGAAGGAGGAGATCCGAGATGTCCTCTTTCCCCAGCGCATCAACCCGATCACGACGATGAAGGGGTTCCCCCGCTTCGTCGACGGGGCCCGGACGCTCAAGGCCTCCGGAAACTTCCCAACGATCGCGCAGCGCCGCGGCGTCTCGTTCGTCGAGCGCTCGGTGAAGCTGGGCCTCCAGTTCGCGCGCCACAAGAACAACACGCCCTCGCTCCGCGCGAGCCTATACCGCTCGGTCTATTCCTTCCTCAAGGATCAGATGAGCGTGGGCGCCTTCGCCAGCAACGACCCCGCCACGGCGTTCTTCGTCGACTTCGGCGACGCGCTCAACCCGCCTCAGCAGAAGAACACGATCATCGGCCGCATCGGGATCGCGACCGTGCAGCCGGCCGAATACATCCGGCTGAAATTCTCCCAGGATACGCGGGCAATCGATGCCGCCCTCAAAGGCTAAGCGGCTCGCGGACCTCTAGTCTCAACCTTCAAGACCAAACAAAAGGCAAATCACAATGATCGTCGGCAGCCCTCGAACCTTCGACAAGAAATTCAGCTTCGTCGTCCAGATCGACAACTTCACGTCGTTCGGGTTCTCGAAGTGCTCGGCCCTGGAGATGGAGGTCGCCGAGATCAAGCACTTCGAGGGCGGCACCCTCATCCCGAACAAGAGCGCCGGGCGCGTCGACTTCAAAGACATCACCTTGGAGCGCGGCGCGACCCGCGACCTGGACATGTTCCTTTGGATGCAGCAGGTTGCGAACGCCCCCGCGAACATCGGCGTGAAGGAGGTGCTCTACAAGCGCCACCTCGATATCGTTCAGCTCGACCGCGATGGCTCGCCGCTGAAGCGCTGGAGCCTCTTCAACGCCTGGCCGAAGTCGTTCACGGCCGGCGAGTGGGACAACGGCGCCGACGAGAACGTGATCGAGAAGATGGTTCTCTGCTACGATTATTTCGTTCGAACCCTGTAAGCCGACTCACGGATATTTTCGCGGCGGCCGTCCTTCGGGGTGGCCGTCGGCGTTTTAAGGCCCTAGTAAATTTTTGTGTGCTAAAGTCTTAACCATGGCTGACATCACCCTCCCGTCCGGCTTGAAGCTCCAGATCCGCGGTTTGAAGGGTAAGGAGCTGAAGATCTTGCAGGACAAGACCTCGCTCCGGACCGGCACGATCGGCGAGCGCATCTTCTCCGCCTGCACCGTTTCCGTTCTCGACCCCGGGATCTACTCGTTCAAGGATGGGCCCGCCGGCCCTGTCGTCACGTGGGACGACGTCCTCTTGGGAGATCGGTTCGCGCTCATGCTCGCGATCCGCTCTGCCACCTTCGGCGCTGCCTTCCCGTTTAAGGTCACCTGCCGCCACTGCGATGAAAGCTACGAGTGGCAGTTGAATTTGACCGATCTCCCCGTCAAGGCCCTCGCGCCCGAGGACGTGGCCGTGCTCAAGGCGGGCGAGTCCCTCACGGCTCGGCTTCCGTCGACGCAAGCTCTCGTCAAGTTCCGCCTGGCGACGGGCAAGGATGAGCGCGCCGTGGCCAAGGCCAAGACCGAGCCGAACGCGATCCTTTCGATGCTGGCCCTCCGCATCTCCGAGATCGACGGCGTGGATAACGTCCGGGCGTTCCTGGACGACGCGGAGCTGGCGGATCTGATTTCCCTTCTCGGTGAGATGGACAAGCGCGATTGTGGCGTGGAGACGACCATCGAGACCGCGTGCGAGCACTGCGATCGAATCAACGAGGTGGGGCTTCCGCTCGGGGAAAATTTTTGGGGGTTGAAGAAGGGCTAGGCGCCGCCTTCCCCCTTCTTCCGGAGGATTGGCTCGACTCCGCGATCTTCAAGCTCTGCTATCACCAGCACGGTGGCTCCGGCCTCAGCTTCACGGCCTCGGACGTCGAGGACATGGAGTTCTCCCGCATCATTCGGTTTTGCGAGCGTCTGGACGAACAGCGCGAGGCCGAGGCCGCGGCACTGCGCCGGCCCACGTGATAAGCTAAAGGCTTAGGTCAAATGGGCACCAGCACGCGCATAGCCGGATCGCCCCAAATGAGGTTAACGCGTCGTGCTTAATGCACTAGGACTCGGCTTCATTTTCCAGGCGAAGGACGAGGCCTCGGAGGTGATCCACAAGCTCCACGAGGGCGTGGAGGAACTGGAGCACGCCGGCCACAAGGCGCACCATTCGATCCTGCAATCGATCGGCATGAGCGGCAAGGCGATCGCCGGCATGGCCCTCGCCGTGGGGGGCGCCGCCGCCGTGGGGGCGTGGGAGTTCGCCGAAGCAAGCGAGCGGTTCGGGAGCGCCATCCGACAGGCCGGCGTCGCCGCCCACGCCACGACGGAGGAGTTGGAGGAATTCGAGGCCATGGCGAAGAGCCGGGCGTTCGACGCCCTCAAGGGCTCCGCCGTCGAGACGGCGCAGGTTCTCGCGGAGCTGGCGAAAGAGGGCTACAACCTCGAAGAGAGTGGCCAGGCCCTCGATGGAACGCTGAACCTGATGAGGATCTCCATGGGCGCGCTCGGCGCCAAGGAGGCCGCGGGCCTGGTGAACGACACCCTCGGACAGTTCGGCATGAAGGCGGACGAGGCGGGAGAGTTGGCGGATAAGCTCGCCTTCGCCATGGGTCATTTCGGCTTCCGAGCCGAGGAGCTTTCGGGCGTGATGTCCGGGCTTGCTTCGGGCGCCAAGCTCACGAACTCCTCGCTCGACGACACCCTGATCGGCGTCGGCTTGATCAAGCAAGTTTTCCCGAGCGCGACCAAGGCCGCTAGCGCGATGAACGTGGCGCTTCAACAGCTCGCCAGCACGCACACGCAAAAAGAGTTGGCTGGCATCGGCGTCGCGGTGAAGGACACCCACGGGAAGATGCTGCCGCTTCTCGACGTGATGAAGAATCTTGCCGCGCGCACGCAGCACATGACCGAAGCGCAGATCTCCCACCAGCTCGCGACGATTGGATCCTCGCGCGCCGCCGGTGGCCTGTCGGTCATCATCGACGCCTTGAAGAAGGGCGTCACCGATTCGTCCGGCGTCCTGCACACGGGCGCCGACGCCCTAGCCTACTATCGGAAGCAGCTCACCGAAACGGACGGCACGGCTAAGCGAATGGCTGACATGCTCGGGGACGACCTCGGCGGTGCGCTGAAGGCCTTGAAGGGGGCCCTCAGCAACGCGGCCGTCGGGCTCGGCTCCATGTTCGAAGGTGGTTTCAAGACCGGGGTCCAAAACCTGAACCTCTTGGTGCGCGGCCTCACCCAGCTTTTCACCCAAGGAGGCTTCTCCGGCGACGTCAAGGATGCGCTAGACAAGCACCTCGGGATCAAAGAGTTCGCAATCCAGACGTTCATTTGGATCGAGCGAATCAAAAACTTTTTCACCAACCTCGGCGAATCGTTTCAAACGGCGTTCGCGCCGTTCAAGCCCATCCTCTCGGAGATCGCCGACGCGTTCGGATTCCTCGGCCAAGAGCTGGGTCTCACCGGACAAGGGGCCGACGACAACGCCTCGAAATGGGACTCGTTCGGCGCGGCCGGTGCGAGGGTGGGCGCCCTTCTCGCCGAGGTGGCGGGCGTGATTTTGCCGCTCGTGAAGTGGGCGATCCTGGGAGTTGCCGGAGGCGTCCAGGTCGCTAAAGATCTCTGGGAAAGCTTCGGCGACACCATCGGCAGCGTTTGGGGCCTCCTGTCCGGCTTCGTCCGCGTCGTCGCCGGCCTCTTCTCGGGGAATTGGAAAATGGTTTGGGACGGCGTGATCGATGTCGTCGCGAATGCGGCGTTGGCCATGGTGAACATCATCATGGGGATCGCCGGATGGATCGGTAAGGCCGTGGACAAGATCGGCGGGATGTTCGGGAAGGACCTCGGCATCAAGGGCGGCTTGGATGAGCTGAAGAAGGAGTGGACCGGCAACATCAAATTCGGCGCGAATGAGTTGAAGGCCGTTGTCCAGGGCGAGCCCTCGCCCGCCAAAGCGGCGATCGAAGGTCAGGCCAAGGCGAGCGGCGCCGCAATGGTGGGGGCCGTAGGATCTGCCGAGGGCAGCGAACAACACGTGCACTCGCACGTCAGCCTCCACGTCGACGGAGAGAAGATCGCCGAGGCGACCGCATCGGCCAAGCGCTCGGCCGGAGCCCGCTCGTTCCGCCACGTGCCCGCACACGAGGGAGGTTTCTAAGTCGTGCCCGCCACCATCGCAGACGTGAACGCCGCCGGGGGCGCCATCCAGCAGCGCGCGCCGCGGATGTATCTCCAGGATCTTCAGACGCTCGAAATCGTAGAGGCCCAATTCAACCCGGCCAAGCTCAACGAGGTCTTGGCCGTCGACTGGAACCGCCTCGTCTCGCCGGGCAACAGCCACCGGCGGATGCAATACAGCTACACCGATAACCACAAGGTCACTTTTGAGCTGATCTTCGACGCTCTCCAGGCCGGCAACGTGACCGACATGGAGGACGCGCGCCGGTTCTTGTTCTCGCTCTGCTACGCCAAGAAGGGCGCCCAGAACATCCGAGAGGGCGAGGCGACGCGCGTGCTTTTCGTTTGGCCAAACCTCTTCACCATGACGTGCGTGATGACCAACGTCGCGTTCGAGCATACGGCTTTCAACCTCGCCGGACAGCCGATCTACTCGACCGCGAAGATCGCGATCGAGGAGATTCGCGACGCGCGCCTCTACTCCGAGGACGTTCGCGCCACCGGCACCCAGCGCACCTCCGCCTCGTCTCAGGCCAACACGACCGCCGGACCGCCCGGTCAAAAGGTGTAAGGCATATGACGGACTATTCACGCTATCTTTTCTGCCAAGGCATTACCGACGCCGCCGGCCGGCTCTTCCTCACCGACCGCGTGCCGTTCCGATTCGTCGAGCGCTCCGACAACCGGACGCACGTCGTGACCGAGGGAGACGACCTGTTCGGGCTGGCGGATCGCTACTTCACCGGCCTTCCGCGCCCGAGTCAATTTTTCTGGCTTCTGGCGGACTTCCAGCCGGAGCCTATCTTCGATCCGACCCTCCGACTCGCGATCGGGCGCCAGCTCGTGATCCCGAGCGTGCGCATGGTAGTCGAGGAAATTCTCAACGAGAGCCGACGTCCAGACTTCTTGGGCTAAGTCATGGCTTTCAACCCTTCCAACACCGATCGGCCGTTCTTCACGGTGAAGGTAATCCCCGAAGGGAAAGGGGCTGTCTCCGTCGATCTGTCCGATTCGATCGTCTCGTTCGAGTTCACTGATGCGGAGAAGAAGGCCGACCTTTTGAAGCTCAAGATCAACAACTTCGATCTAGCTTTCTTCGATGATCCGATTCTGCGCAAAGGCAACATCATCGAGTTCACTTTCGGATATCCAGGCCGCACCGCGCCCCCACGCCAGTGCGTGATCCAATCGGTCAAGGGCGGCCGAACGCTGGCCGTACAGGCGCACGCGCTCTCTATGTTGATGCACAAGGTGAAGCGCACCCGGACCTGGGAAAACTACACGCTCGCCGAGATCGCAGCCAAAATCGCCGGAGAGTACGGCGAACAGCTCGGCGTACCGGGCGGCTATGACAAAGACAACATCGCGATCGAGGCCGAGCTAGATCGCAAGGTCCCGCACCGGCACCAAGCCTCCCAAACGGACGCCGAGTTTTTGAGCCGTCTAGCGAAGCGGTACGGGCTGGAGTTCTACGTCGACTCCCGCGGCCTGCATTTCAAGCGCCGAAACATGAAACAGCGGCCGGTCCGCGAGATCACGTGGTACAACGGCGAGGGCGATTTCCTGGACTTCGACATCGAGAACGACATCACGCGGAAGCCCGGCGCCGTGACCCTCAAGGGCATCGATCCTCTGACCAAGAAGACGATCTCACATCGCGCGGACAACGACTCTACGAAGCGCTCCGGACTCGCTCCCGTGGTCGAGATCATAGACCCGCGAACGGGCCTCGCCTCCCTTCAGGCGCGACACGCCGAGGAGGACACGAACCATTCGACGGAGACCAGCGCCGCCGCGATCAAGGCGCAGGCGGCCGGGGCGTTCCAGCAAACGCAACAGACGACGGTCAAAATGTCGTTCAAGATCATCGGAGATCCCGACGTCGCGGGGAAGAGGGTGATAACGTTCAAGGGGCTGGGAAAGCGCATCTCCGGCAATTACTACGTGAACGAGGTGACCCACACGATCGATTCGTCTGGCGGCTATATCACCGCCGGCAAGGCGCACACAGACGGGCACGGCGGTTACGGCGCCCAGAACGTGGCCAGCAAGGCGGCGCTCAATGACAAAGGCGTCGGGAAGCGGCCGGAACAGATCGAGAAGGTCGACCCACGCACCGGCGAGCGGCACGTGGAATTCCGCCACTCGGGCGACGAGCCGCACACTTAGCCGCCCAAAGGAGCAACGCGCGTGTACGACGAGAACGGAGAGCGAAAGTATTTCGGGATCTACGGCGCGACCGTCGTCGACAACGCGGATCCCGAGGCGCTGGGGCGCGTGAGGTTCAGGATCGACGGAATGATCGAGCCGTCGAGCGGCTGGGCTTTTCCGGCCGCGCCCGGCGGCGCCGCGCAAAACGGGGTCCGGGACGTGCCCAAGAAGGGCGCGACCGTTCACGCCTTCTTCGTGAACGGCGATATCGATCAGCCGCGGTTCATGGGTGGATGGCACGGTCGGGGCGAATCTCCGACGCAGACCCCGGCCCCGGCCAACGCGGACAGGGTTAAGATCTACGAAACGGATCGCTTCCTGATCGTCTTGAACGGAATCGGCGGCAGCGAAGAAATTTTGATTACCGACAAAACAAGCGGTGATAAAGTTTCTATGCGGCCCTCGCAGCTCACGATTCAAAGCGCGGCCAAGGTTACGGTCAAAGCGCCGCAGATCGAGATCGGAGATGACGGTCTAGGGAACGCGCCGCTGATAAACGGCGTGGTACTGGCGTCCGGGATCGATCCGTTGACCGGTCTGACGTACGGCGCTTTGGGCTCTGCTAGCTCGGTCGTGACGGCCAAGAAGGCGTAGAATCAGGCGATGGCCCTCAATGCCGACGTTCTAGGCTCCCTCATACGGACCAAGGTCGAGGCGCTATCGGCCGACGACGTGCGGGCGCGCGATCCGCTTTTCAAAGCCATCGCCGAAGCCCTGATCGAGCACATAACGAGCGCGGGACTCGTGACGGTCACGGTCGCCAGCGTCTCGGGCGTGACCAGCGGGGCGGGCGTCTCGGGGCCCGGCACCGGCACCGGCACGATTTCCTAAGCCGCAAACCATAAGCCGGTAAGGCTTTGGTATGCTGGATGGACAATGGGAGCCATCCTCACGCCCGACTCTGGCGCGCCCCAATCTCCCACCGATCCGATCGTATTCGACGTTACGGACGCCGATGAGGCGCTGACGGACCTTCTGATCAGCCTCCGACACGACACAGGGATCGTCGAACTGGTGCACGATGGGACCGCCTTCACCGCCTTCTATTCGGCGGGGTCGACGCGCACCCCCATCACGGACGGGTTCCGGTTCTCGATCGTGCGCGTGGGCGGTTGGACGGATGCCAGTGTCTCGATCTCCGCTTATCCGTTCGCGGGCACCGGAGTCGGCCTGATTAACTTCTCATCTGATTTCGAGGTGCTCGAAGATCCTCCGGGAGAGGATGTCGCGCTCGCGGTAACAGGTGTCACGGGCGGCACGTATGGCGACGCCGCGCACGTGGGCCGGTTCACGACCGATTCCAAGGGACGACTCTCGGACGCGTCGAGCATCACGATCTCCATTCCCTCGACGGCGATCTCCGATTCGACCTCCGCCGGCCGGGCGCTCTTGACGGCGGCCAACGCCGCCGCCCAGCGCACGGCGCTGGGTCTCGTGATCGGAACCGACGTTCAGGCTCAAGACGCCGAATTGTCCGCGATCGCCGGCCTGGCCTCGGCCGCGAACAAGCTCCCGTATTTCACCGGCTCGGGCACGGCCGCGC